TATGTATTTCTACTAGACCAAAACTGAAACCATATGGTATCATTGGTCTTAAAAACTCATCATGGTTGCCTGCAACGTATATAACCCTTGTGCCACGTTTGGCATGGCCAAGGATTCTACGAACTACGTTAGTATGAGATTGTTTCCAACGCCACTTGTTCTGCTGTATCTTCCATGCATCAATAATATCTCCAACCAAATACAGTGTGTCGCATGTATTGTGTTTAAGAAAATTATTTAACTTACCTGCTTGACAATCACGAGTACCTAAGTGAACATCACTTATAAATATCGTGCGGTATTTCATACCACCATAGATATCGCAGTAGCAGCAGAAACAATGTAACGAAGTGCTTGTTCATCAGTTGATAATTCTTGGGCTGCTTTTACTTCTGCAACTTGTTGAACTAAGAACTGAAACTCTTCCAGTGTTAGTTGTTGTGATTCATATTGTTCACGTAGAACTAAAAGTTCGTTTGCTAACACTGCAGCTGGACCACCAAGACCAGCTACTTCTCTTAGTTGTTCCAACATTACTTCTTCCCACTATTGTTGGATTGTTTCTCTTTGTGCTTTTCCAACTCTTGCACACGCCATACTAAAGTGTCCAGCACAGCTTTGTTGGAGCTGCTTCGGGATAGTGCTTCTGTGTTAGCCTGCATAAAGTCTTGGCGTAGTTTTTCACGAGCCAGTTCAGCACCCATGTTTGGTGCTTGTTTGTTGTCTGATGTCACAACCAACTGCATCTTGCTTTCGAGAATGGTGAGTTGATGATTAACATTACTCAGCGCATTCATCAAGTATACCACACAGGTAAACATGATGGGTAGCACAGCAAATGTTACCTTTTCGATCAGTGCGCCCTTGGCTTCGCCAGCACTCATCTTTTCTTTGATTTGGTCTAATTCCATTTTATCTTCCTCTCCATGCGTCAACTATGACGTCTATTCTTGTTTTATTAATTTTAAGGATTGATTCACAGAACAATTTTTTATCAGATGCTTTGGCTTTACTAATTGCTTCTTGTAGCTGAGCAATTGATATAGCCTGAGGATCTTTTCTCAACTCAGTATAAACCTTAAGATGTTGAAGTTTAGTTTCAGCATCTGTCCAGTTCTTGTCGTCACAATTTAACTTCTCAACTGCAATCTTTGTAGAAACTAGATTATCAAACATAACTGGATCGTGTGGTTTTGGCCATAGCGCAATAACAGAGCAACCATTTAAACACAGAACCAGTGATAGTAGTATAAGTTTTTTCATACGCTAAACGAACTTCCACATCCGCAGGTTGATTGAGCATTTGGATTGGTTATGACAAATTGTGAGCCTTGTATATCTTCTTTGTAATCCACAGTTGCTCCTGTTAGATATTGCATGCTCATTGAGTCTATTAGTATTTTAGTTTTCTCAAGAGGTATTTCAAAATCATCTTCGTTCATTACCTCATCGAATGTAAATCCATAACTCATTCCGCTGCAGCCACCACCTTGTACGAATGTTCTTAAACATAAGTCAGGATTACCTTCCTCTGCGAAAAGATCTAGAATTTTTGTCTTTGCTGACTCTGTTATTGTTATCATATTCTGAAACTTTCTCCGCAACCACAGCGGTCTCTTTCGTTTGGATTACTAAAATCAAATCCTTCATTGAGCCCATTACGTACCCAATCCATGGTTAATCCATTTAGATAAGCATCACTCTTTATATCTACAAGAACTGCAAAATCTTTTTGAGCGTAGTTAGTCACACCAACTTCAGCCTCATACTTGTCAACATATTCCATGGTATATGCTAGACCACTGCAACCAGTAGTCCTTACACCGAGTCGAATGCCAATACCCTTACCACGTTTCTGAAGTTGGGATTTAACTTTCTCGTATGCTTTTTCAGTTAACGAGATCATGTTTTTCTTTATAGTCGTTTACTGCTGCTTTGATTGCATCTTCCGCAAGTATAGAGCAGTGAATCTTAACTGGAGGTAATGCTAGTTCTTCGGCAATCTGAGAGTTGCGTAAGTTAACAGCATCATCAATATGCATACCCTTAACCCACTCTGTAACCAGCGACGAACTGGCGATTGCTGAACCACAGCCATATGTCTTGAACTTAGCATCTCTAATAATACCATCTTCATCTACCTGTATTTGTAATTTCATCACATCACCACATGCTGGTGCACCAACCATACCAGTACCAACTGTTGGATCGTTTTTGTCTAGAGAACCCACGTTACGTGGATTTTCATAATGATCAATAACTTTGTCTGAGTAAGCCATTTAATCTCCACTCCCACCACATTTGGCACGTTTTGCTTTAGTTAAATCACCATAACTAACTGGCCATTCAGTTCCAGGTGCTAGTTCTTTTGCACCAGCTGGGAATGAATAAGCAACATTTGCTTCTGATTGAATTTGTGCAACTGGCTTACGGAAAGCAGTTAGATCATTACCCAAATTAGGATAAGGTGCTACATGCGGGAATTGCCAACCAGCAACTTCACCTGTTTGATTATTGATAACAATTTTGTAAAAACTATGCGGAACAATAACACCACTGCCGATTTTCTTGTTTTGTTCATTGTAGATACCTCCAACGAATATTGTATACGACTGATTGCGTTGAACAGTCCAACCACGAACTGCAGTTTCTAATAATTTCCAGATACCACGATTAAGAGAACCTGCCTGTGGAGACATATTAGTCATAAGGAATGATTCATATTCCACCTGCTGATCCCAAGACAAGTCACCATCAGGACTCATGTGTCCTTTGTCGTAACCTGTACCAGCGTAGTCATCTGGTCTTGGACCATTTTGAATAGATTGATCTGATGTGAATGCATTAGTGCGTGCTACACACCCCAAAGCATTTTGAGGTAGTAGTGTATAAGTTACGTAGCGTGGAAGTTTTGCTGGTGCATCATAGCCAACGAGATATGCCTGACGACAGATTGGCTGAACAGCAGGATTAGCAACTGGCCAGCCATAAGGACTATGAGTGGCACAGTTAGCAACTGGCTCTGGTGGACGTTGAGTCCAAGCATTTGCAGTTAAAGTTGTTATTACTAAGAATAACGATAGTAAGTACTTCATTCATATCCCTTTATATAATCTTTGGCTTTGTGCCAGAACCTATAATGCAAGCAATTTCTTTACTCTTTTTTAGTAGCGTCCAGTTACCATCTTTATCTTCCCACAAAGAATATACTGAACCATCTGCTATATCTAAACCTGTCCATGTTAATTTTTCTTGTTGATTTTCAGAAAGAAATTTTATTATTGGCACCATTGGACCACAGGTTACTTGATAGTTGTATGTAAATGGGTTTGCATATACATTCAGTGAAAAAGCAAACAGTAATAATCCTATTGTCTTCATATTTAGCGTCCAATATATTGTTTGGGCATGGCTTCTTGTCTTCTTTGTTGATCAGTTTTAGGAACCCAATCAGTCCCCAACTGTGGATACTTTTGTATCCTGTCTTGTACCACAAACCACATTACAGACATTGTAAGAAAAATCACACCCATAAAAATAGCAAACCATTTAAAAAATGTTTTTATCTTTCTCATCAATTCTGCATGTTCTCTATCATGCTGCATTTGCATCTGAATATGACGCTTGAGTGCCGCAGACTGTCTTGCATTTAATACCTTAGATTGTTGTAACACCTCAGTCCATAATGCACCCAATTCAGGTGGGCTTTGATAAATCATTATCTCACGCAACTCAACTTCCATCTGCTCAAGTTTCTTTTTCATCAAAACTCTTTGAAGAGCACGATTTCCTAGAGAATCATCACCTGTATATAAATCATATGATCGTTTTTCTTCTGCCTCAAATACTGCTATACACTTTGCTTGGTTGTCAAAGAAAGCACCAAGATGTTGACCAAGTTCAAAATAAATGTCACCAGTGTCTTTCTTGTTTAAATCTTTTATTCTAGATTTTTCTTCATTAAACTGTTTAATTGCTTCGGGTGGTGGTTTCTTTCCCTTTGCTGCATAGTTACCATGAAACTGCTCATCCAGATCTTTGAGCACATCCTTTATATCTCCAGCTGCACCTTTGATATCTTTGTATAATTTACACCCAGCCTTGATCGCAGAAACTGCTCCATTGGCCAGTGCAAAGAGTGTTAGAGGATCCATCTATTTCCTCCTTCTCCACTCTAAACAAACTACACGACGTTCATAAACATCACCAGTCCATGTCCATCGCACACATTCCCATTCTGGCCATTTTTTAACAGGTTCTTGCGCAAGTGCTAACGCTAAGATCCATTCATACATCTTACTCTATTTCCGATCTTTAAGCCAGTCTTTAAACATTACAGTAAAAACCATCAATAAGGGTATCGTAGATAAAAGGAATATTAAATCGTTCGTTGTAATAATTATGTTGAAGTGCATACTTCATATCCTTTAATTTTTAGCATAATCTTCACGTTCTTTCTTTTCACGTGCTTCACGTTCTTTTTGTTGCTGGCGCAGAACTAGATTTCTTTGTGCCAGCTTTTGTTCATAAATTCTTTTTTCTTCTGCTTGAGCATAAATACCAACACCACCCATAATAAATGCAAATACAATAGCAGATACCGCTAGAAAATACATGCCAAAAATAAACATATCAGCCATTTTCTTTTTGTGGGCTAATACACGCTCAGCTTCTTCACGCTCTGCTTCTGCACGTTCCTTGAACAATCTAGTACGTTCCTTGATCATGTGTTCCCACAGTTCAGGCTTACCCAATTGCCAAAGAATCATATCTTTAAGATCACGCTCTGCTTGACGTAGAGCATCGCTATGCATAGCGATTTGCAAGGCTTCATGACCCAACTCAGCATCAGTCTTGCCGAGTCGACTAGCCTTTGCTTTTACCTTTGCTCGTTCACGATGTATAGCATCTGAAGATTCGAAGAACTTACTAAACTGTCCTGATAGACTGTTTATGTCCTTACCCAATGCAATGGCTTGCTTGATGTAACCAACTGCTGATTGGGCTGCAGTAAAAGCCAACCCAATAGTAATCGGATCCACAACATTCTCCTGATTATGTTAAATCATCAATGGAATCCATAACCAAACTGCCTGAGACATAATAAAGGCTCCAAGTGCTCCGACTGCAACACTGGCTTTAAACATATTTTGATTAACTGCTAGAATACTAGCTGTCAATAAAACAATTGCTATTTGTAGTAAACTGCCTGCGTAAGTATAGAAAGGACTGCGCTGTTTAGCTACTGATCGTTCAGCTTCTAATCCTCTAGCCTTTGCCATCAATTCAACTTTACCCTCTCCAGTTTTTGGATCGGTTTCATATCTGTCAATTTTGCTTTTTAGTACTTCTGACTTTTTCTTATCATTGGCACGAACTGCATCGTCATATGCCATTTCTGCTAAAGTCTGCTTAATAGACTTTGCTTGATAAAATGCCCAAGTGTTGTTGGCTTCGATTGTGTTGTTTAGGATTTTGCTTGAGTTTGATCCACCAACAAGTGTGTTGATGGCTAGTAATGCTGCTAAAATGCAGATTACCATCCCCGCTTTGTCTTTGATTTGTGCTTCTTTCTCAGAACGAGAAAGAGGTTTTGCTTCTACTTTGATTTCTGCCATTTGCTAAACCCATATAGTTATTCTTATGATCTATTTAGGTTTTTTGTCTTGCAAATCTTCCACTTCTTTTTCTATAGTTTTAGCTCGTTCTTCTTCAGTTGTAGGAGTAATCCTTCTTCCTGCAGAATCATACTCAATAGTCTTAACTGAAACTCCTGGAGCAGTATCTCTGTTCGGTTTAAGAAATTCTCTTACGCTTGTCATAAAGTGATTTGCTTTAGGAGTCACGTAGGTATTCGGGAGAGTATTAAATAACTCTGGCTCCCAATCTTTCGTATGAGTCTGTTCTGTTACAGCAAGATCTTCTTCTGTTATAGTATCGGTCTGAATAGGTGTAACTTTATCTTCAGACTCGATATTATCTTCTATATTTAAAATATGATCTTTTGGTGGTTCTTCAGCAGGTAAAGTTCCAGCATCAATTATTTCTTTTTTATTACTACGTGAAAGATTCCAGTTTGCTGCTATCAATAATAGTACAGCCAGTGGATCAAACACTACTACGATAAGCATTGTAACGAAACGAACAGCTTTTTCTAATATGTCTGTTTCTGGATTATCACCATACAATACTGCAGCAATGTATTTTATTGGACCGACTTCGGCTTCGACTTTACGGACTTCGCTGGCGATCGGGGCACGTTCTTCGTTGTACTTGGCGATCTTGGTTTGCGCTGCACCGATTTCGGTAAGGATTCTGGCTCTGTCTTTTTGCTGTCCTCTGCGGATGGAGATGGAACGATCGGCTCCACTGGCTTCGGTTGTTCTGCTGAGGGTTTGATCCACTTGAGCATCGAGTTGAGTAAGTTCTTTACGGCTTGCATTGATATTCTCCTTTTCGGTTTTTATCTTTTCATCTATGAGAGCTAACTTTGATTGAACATCACCTGTTGGTATTGCTTGATCTAAGTGGGCTTTTGATAAGAAACCAAAGATACCCATAGAAGTTAACAACATCAAAATTACTAATGATACTGTGAAATATGACTTCATAAGTTTTGGAATTTCATTCCAGTTTCTATAAAGCCATGATGCAACTACAAGTTTTGCTGCTTCTAACAGAGAACCCATAATGGCAATCGGTATCACTGCTGCAGCAAAAATTGCGCAAAGTCCAGCAATGGCGTACCATGCTGCAACAGCTGAAAGGGATAATGCTACTGCGAATAGTAGATATGTCATAGTTTATTTTTTATATGAGATCCATGCACTCGAACAGATATCTGTCCATTATAGTATGCATCGGACTCTAGTACTTTCCTTGCAAATTGCTCTCGTGCCTCGATATAAGAACACTCAGCCTTTGATTTACAAAAGAATAAAATCTCTCGAGTAAAGGATTCCTTACCCAGAGACTGTATATCTTTATTTAGTTCTTCGCTGGAACCATAATAATCTAACCAATCAGAATCTATCTTAGATTTGATTTTCTTTCGTTTCTTAGTCCCATTTTTTAATGTGACCATTTTGTAGGATGTTTTAGAAAACTTTGATAGTTTCTTCCCCACATACATACGACTGTTGGCTTTGTTCGTAATTAAATAAACAAAGCCAACACATTCGGGTAATTCTTCAACAATGATATTTTGATATGTCCACATAAGACATATTTATTCATCCTCGTCTAACCCTTCTTCTTCATAAATGTCAGAACCACATAGTGGGCAATGAACGATATCTTCGAAATTAAAGTCATCACCCTTTATTGTTATCTTTCCTTCTGCATCGCAATGATTGCAATTAAATTGTTTTACTATCATGCTGCTTTCCCCCATACATCATTCCAGCTACCAGACAAAGCACCTTTAGCATAATCTGTCACACGATTCTCAAAGAAGTTACCATGCACTGGCGCATTGATCATTTCTTCAACCCATGGTAATGGATTGCGTTTGACTTTGTAGATACCTTTCATGCCGAGACTGATCAATCTACGATCAGCAATATAACGAATATATTGTTTGACATCAGCTGCAGAAAGTTCACGCATATCACCATTGGCATAACAGAGATCGATGAATTTATCTTCAAGTTCAACCATCTTCTCAGCAATGGTATAAATCTTTCCTTTTAGTTCATCATTCCAGATTTCATTATTTTCTTTAATAAACTCTTTGAACAGACGAATCATATTCTCGGAGTGCATTGTTTCATCAACGATAGACCAAGTAACGATTTGTCCCATTCCCTTCATCATACCATGACGAGGAAAGTTAAGAAGCATGATGAACGAAGAGAACAACTGCATCCCTTCAGTGAAAGCACTGAACACGGCAATGTGGGTTGCAGTTGAAGAGAGTGTTCCATTCTTGGAACTTAATTCTGTAACGTAATCATGCTTGTCACGCATCTCTTGATATTCAAGAAATTCATTGTAAGTGGATTCAGGCATGCCGAGAGTTTCAATCAGATGTGAGTAAGCAGCAATGTGAAGTGCTTCACGTGCAGCAAACCCCATAAGCATCATACGAATCTCAGGCTGAGGGAAGTAAGGTAGATAATTGTTAACATAGCCACCAGCCACGTCGATATCACCCTGTGTAAAGAATCGAAAGATATTTGTGAGGAAGTGTTTTTCTTCATTAGTTAGTTTTTTCTTCCAATCTTTAACGTCTTCAGCCATTGGAACTTCTGTATGAAGCCAATGACTTTGTTCATGTTTTAACCATGCGTCATAAGCCCATGGATAATTAAATGGTTTGAAATATGTTCGTTGATCTGTTAGATTTGATTTTGTTTTTGCTATCATTCTTTTACCCTAAATTTATATGCTATGCTTATTCTTTGATTTGTACAGTATACTGATGGATCGAATGCCATGTGAGATAACTTTGAGTTGAATATAACTGCGGAGTTTGATCTCGGGAATACTGACAACATCACTCTGTTTGGATCTTCTGGTGACAAGAAGATTAAATGCCCACCATATTCTGGTTTCCAGTCAGCCTGAAAGAAATATACTATACTACCACAAATTCCAGGTTCATCTGGTGGAACATCCTCATGTATATGTCCTGCCATTCCATGTGATTGTCCATTTGCGTAGAGACGCATTGTCTCTACTTTTGCATTTAGATAATCTTCTGTTCTGAATCTAAACAACTCTTTAATATATTCAGACTCCATCAAGTCTTTATACCAGAATTGTCTTACCTTATTACCTTCAAGTAAATTATTATTGGGACTGGCACCAAAAACCCACTCATGATTTAATAGTTCTTTGTCAACATTATCATATTCTTCTTTTGTGAAGAAAGAGTCCCACTGATTTATACCTTCTAACATTATTAACCCTCACATGCCAGACAATCATTACCTTCTGTTAGTGCATGAAGATCAATCTCTTTGATAACCTCACGTTCGATACGCTTAGATACTTTATCTGCTTTGGCGATCTTATCACTGCGACAGTAGTACATAGTCTTTAATCCTTGTTTCCATGCTTGGAAATGCACAGCATGGATGTATTTGATATGACTGTCTGGTCTAAAGAACACATTCAACGATTGTGCTTGGTCAATATATTCTTGTCTGTCGGACGCATGTTGAACGACCCAACGCTGGTCGATTTCCATAGAAGTCTTGAAAACATCTTTTGTCCAGTCTTCCATCCAATCGAGGTGCTGAACTGAACCATCATTCGCAATGATACTAGACCATACTTCGTCTGCCCAACCTTCTTTATGAGTTTTTGATTCATTCTGAATAACCACATCAAGGTAACGATTCTTGTTTAAGTGAGAACCTGAGAGAGTATCTTGTCGATACGCATTGGCACGATAAGGTTCAATGCTAGGACTAGTATTCCCCATAAGAATGGAAGAAGAAGCATTGGGAGCAATAGCCATAAGATGACTAAACCTATATCCAGTGCCCACACAATCTGGTGCTTCTCCACGCTCTTTACCCAATTCAATATTCGCTTCATTTAATTTCTCCCTAATTGTTTTGAAAATCTGTTTGTTTCTACCAACAGACATCGGAGATTCCCATGGCAAATTATTCTTTTGAAGATAAGCATGCCAACCTAATGCACCAATACCAATGCTGCGTTCACGCTGTGCAGAATACTTAGCACGTTTAATAGAAGATGGTGCATGGTCAATAAAATATTGAAGAACATTATCAAGCATCTCAGCTACATCTTTTAAGAATAAAGGATGATCTTTCCATTCATCATAGTATTCCAAATTCAATGATGACAAACAACAAACAGCTGTTCGCTTCTCATTAGTTGGAAGAATAATTTCCGAACAGAGATTGGACTGGTTGATTTTTAATCCAAGATCTTTCAAGTGTTGAGGCATCTTACGATTAGACTCATCAATGAAGTGTAGATATGGTTCACCAGTCATCATACGCATTTCAAGAATGCGTTGCCAAAGTTCTTTTGCAGAAACTGTTTCACGAACTTCATTTGACGCTGGATCAACCAATTTCCAAGAATCATCAAAATCAGAATCAAGCATTGACTTTTCAACGATTTCCATGAATGCATCTGGGATATTAATCCCATGGTGCATGTTTAGAGTACGCATGTTTTGGTCGCCTGTAGGCTTGCGCATCTCTAAAAAACTGATGATATCTGGATGGTCAATAGATAAGTAAGCAGCATAACTGCCACGACGGGTGCGACCCTGACGGTATGCCAAACTAGATGCGTCATACATTTTGAGGTGAGGCATAACGCCAGTACTTTTATCGTCAGCCGAACGAATACCAAAGCCAATCCCAACACCACCGCCCAACATACTAAGCCAATTTGTTTCAGATAGATTATCAACTAGACCCTCCGCTGTATCTTCAATATAGTTAAGGAAACATGATATAGGGAGACCACGCTTACTGCGACCAAAAGAAAGAATGGGAGTAGAATAACTGAGCCAATGATTGCTACTGTAGTCATATAATCTCTGCGCATGTTCTTCATTGCTCCCAAATGTTTTACTGACAAAAGCAAATCTCTCTTGTGGACTTACCTCATCATCCTTCATGTAACTTTCTTTTAATCTAATTCTACCCAACTCGTCAAACAAACTATCTCGGTTGTAGTCAACCTTTATGCCATGCACAATTTCCATATCTTGCCCTGTTATTCTTTATAGTTTTACTAATTCATTTGCTAGAGGAAATACCTCAGCAATTACCTTTGCGCACTCACGTGCGACTTCTTGGTGTTCTTTTTGTGTACCATTTGCAGATCGGAGTTCGATAAAATGAATCCAGCTACGCAACGTACCATTCATGTACAAACGAGAAACAGTCAGTCCTTCTGGTAGTACTGCTCTTGCTTGTTCTTTGGCAATACCGTTGGTAATTGCCCAGTCATAAGCATTTCTTGCTTCTTCAATAACTCGCTTCTGCCTTTCTTCCCACCATGCAGCCAATGCTAGATTATTATTCTCAACGCTATTTTGACGATTCTTCGTATCTTGGAGTCGGGCTTCTCTAAGAACGAAAGATAAGTCTTTGGTTGGATCTGCATATCGTTGGCTAAATTCTTGGAAAGAGAAAGATCGATGACGTAGCATTTGTCTTGCTATATCACGAGTAGTTTCAATTTCTAAACATGCACTAACCATCTCTAGTGGTGACCAGTGTTGATGTTTAATTAAATACTTAATTAACTTCTCTGATGTCTCTGTGTTGAATTGGTTACTTGGATTGCTCACACGTGCACAGAACGCAACCAACTCCTGTACATCTAACAAACCCTCATCATACATCTCTCGAGAGGGTTTACTATAACTAATCATTCTAACATTCATATTTTTTTCCATGTACTAAATTTAAGACTCGCTTCAATACCTGTGAAGGTATTTGTAGTTATCGTCTCTAAAATCTCATCTATGGTCATTCCGCTATGTAAAAATATATCATTTATATCTTTTTGTTGGATATGTTCTGGAAACATACAAACAGAATAACCTGCCTTTATATTTTTGTCAAGAAGTTTTACAATCTCTTTACTTCTTGGCTCATTATCCATTATTAAAGTTGCATTAGTAAGTAACTGCCTGATAGTAGGGGTATCAAAACTGCTTCCTGACACAGCCACACAATTCGGTATGAAAAGCGAGTCAATTGGTCCTTCGACCACGTAAATGCGTTTGCTATAATCCAAGCGATCGAGTCCATAAATTTTCTCCTGTGTTTCATCAACCTTAATGGTATAATACTTAGGTTCTTCTTTACCGTATGCTCT